GAGTTGAATATTAGTTTTGATTCATCTATATACTATCGTTCAGTTTGTGGTGATGAGGCTTACGATATGGATTCCAATCAGAACTTCCAGAATGGAGCGTTTAGTGAGAAGGAACTTGGATTTACTGCAAATCTATTTACGCAGAATAAAGATGTTGGCTTACGCTTTGCCTATCTTGATAAGCCTGAGTATGATACGAACCTAAAGATTCCGTACATACGACTAAAAGGCCAGGACCAAAGTGGTGCTATGATTACAGAAATTGAGCGTATATATGTAGACTTAGGTAAGCATACCTTCAACGGAAGACTATTCCCATACAACAATAGTGGGTGGAGCTTGATGTTTGAAGATGAGAGTGGAAACACTACAGATACATACGACAGCATCTTTGCAGCATCAGAGAAGATTATTCAAGCGGAGAATCCAAGGATAACCTTTGATATGATAGTGCCTACTTCTGATTTATCTACATTGGACTTCTTCCTACAGAACTTATCTGCTACAAGATTTACTCCAAGTGGCATCCTCGTGAAGAGTGCAAAAGGCGAAGTATTTGATGATTACGCCTACTTAACTATAGAAGGGATATTACAATAATTGTAAATTAATTTGATGGCTACATACAACGACTACCCACAATCTGCTACTAACAACGCCAAGAAAGTTCTTGAGTGGAAAGAGAAGTATGGAGACGAGGTTAAAGGAATGACTTCGGTGGGATGGACTCGTGCAAGACAGTTGGCATCAAGAAGAAAGCTATCATATGATACTATTGCGAGAATGGCTGCGTTTAATCGCCATAGAAAGAATGCTGAGATTGACCCTAAGTATAAGGACACGCCTTGGAAAGATAGAGGCTATGTTGCTTGGCTCGGTTGGGGAGGAACAAGCGGAGTTAACTGGGCAATTAGAAAAGCTGAAAGCATACGAAAAGGAACAGTTAAGGCAAGTGTTGATGTGGCTGACCTCCCGTATGGTAACCGTAAAGTTAAAGATAAAAAATAAATACAATCGCAAGGTCGATTGGTTTAAGATAAAATAGAATGGATAACCTACCATTATTTGATATATCATTAGAGGACATTGCACAAGGGATGTATAAGATTTCCTTGGTAGACAAGCCTGCTATTGAAGAGAACTTTATCTACTTCAATGAAGTGAAGAAGATTGAGATGTTCTCTGACCAAGAAAAGAAAGAAATCGTAGGACCGATTATGATTCCTAATAAAGAGATTCTACGATTCAGTCCCGATATGGGATACTACTATGTACGATTTACGGAAAAAACTATCCGTGAGATTATGTACAAGTATTCCAAGGAAGGACTATTTAACGCATTTGGTGTTAACCACTCATACGATACTGATGATGTGGTAATGCTTGAAGTTTGGATGAAGGAAAGCGATAACGATAAGTCTAAGGACTACGGCTATGACCTTCCCAACGGAACCGTATTCGTAAAGGCTAAAATTGAGTCTGACGAATTATTCACTGCAATCAAGAGTGGAGAGATTAATGGTTTCTCTATCGAGATTAAGGCTGATATTAAACCAACAAATAATAACGAACAAATGAATGAATTTGCTTTCGCCAAAGAACTTGGTAAACTTGAGGCTCAATTTGAGGCAATGGCTAACAAGTACGAGGCAAGAATTGAAGCTTTGGAGAACGAGAACAACGTACTCCTTGAAGCATTGACATCTTTTGAAGAAAAATACGCTGGCGTTGAGGACCTCAAGGCTGCCGTAGAAATGATTCAAAAGCACATCGAAGGTATGAACGCATCTGAAGATAAAGAAGAAGATATGGGCGTACACGAAGATGAAGAAAAGATGATGGGTGAAGACAAGAAAGAAGAAGAAGCTTACGAAGCTACTGAAGAAGTAGTTGAAGAAACGACTGAAGAATTTGAGGCTGCATCTCAAGAGGTTGAAGAAAAACTATCTGCTGAAGAAGAAACTAACGAAGCTGAAATCGAGGAGCAATTTGCTGCTGAACAAAAGGCTGAAGAGGTTGCTGAAACAGTAGAAGATAAGACTGTAGTTTTTGAAGGAATCACTCCTGAAAAGATTAACCTTATCAATAACTTCTTCAATCGTAAGTAATTATTGTAAATTAAGTAAAACGAACTTTTTTAAAATCTAAATAAAATGAGTATTTCTATTGCTTCTTTGCCATACGGTGACCGTCGTCCAGACCTTTTCATCGATGCAATGGTAAAATCTGCGGCTGTATTGAACCGCTTCCGTCTTATTGATGGTGTTAAGGCCAAAGTAAACGTGCCTATCTTTGACGCATCTCTTACCTTCGGTAACGACTTGTGTGTATTTGACCCACAATCTACTGCTTCAGTAGGTGAAAAAGAAATGACTGTTGACACTTACAAGTGGTCTTTCTTGAACTGTAAAGACGCTCTTGAGTCTTCTTACCGTGGTTTGTTGTTGAAACAAGGTCAGCACAACCCAGAGACTATGGATGCTGAATTCAAAGACTGGGTATTTGACTACTTCGCTAAACTATCTGCTCAAAAGGCTCTTGAGTTGGCTGGTACTGAATTGACTACCGAGTTGGCTGCTGATGCTGCTGTATTGGACTACGATACTAACGCTGCTATCACTTCTTCTAACATCCTTGACTTGATGGAAGGTGCTTACCAAACAATGTCTGACGTAATGTTGGCTGCTGTTTACGGTGATGCTGACCGTGACTTCAAACCTGCTTACTTCGTAGGTACTGCTGCAATGCAAGCTTACCAAATCGCTATCGCTGGTTTGTACACTACTACTCCTCAAGGTGTTGTAGAAGGTGGTATTCCTAACTACTACGGTATGGAAGTTATCCATATGGCTTCTTTGCCTGCTGGCGAGTTCATCATCTCTGCACCACAAAACATTGTGATGTTGACTGATGACTACAACGATGTTCGTGCTATCGATATGAAGTACGAGGCTGAATTGTCTTCTGATAAAATCTGGGGTCAATTCAAGTTGGGCTTCTCTTACTTGAAAGGTGAAGAGATTGTCTACGCTAAGAACTTCGCATAATAATTGACTAATAACGGAAGGGCTTCGGCCCTTCCCTTAATACCTTATAACAAATGGCTTGTAATGTAACTCTTGCTAATAACATTTCATACTCTTGTGACGACGTTGCGATTGGTGGTATTGTTAAATTGGCACTTGTAAATAAAGCTGACCTACTTGCTACTGGCGGTGGGTTTGCTGCCGCAACAATCAATCCTGCTACTCGCGAGATTAGTGGTACGATTGCTGCTCATCCTGCTGCCACTACCGCTGGCGGTGGTATTGCGATTAGCTTCAATAACAAAGATGGATTCTCTGTCTTTAGTGAAGTTAAAACTGTATCTGCTGATGGTGTTGTTTCTTGTGTTCCTACTATTTCTGTAGAACTTCCAAAAATGACTCCTGCAAAAGTAGAAGAACTAAACGCTATCTCTAAAGGTGGTGCTGAATTGGTAGCTCTTGTTGAGACTGCTGCTGGGACTTACCACGTTGTTGGTATGGACTACGGATTGTACGCAGGCACTGTTGATGCTAACTCTGGAACTGGTCGTTCTGAAAAGAACCGTTTCCAATTGACATTGACTGGTGACGAACTTGGTCTTGGATACTTCCTTGAGGAAAGTGCTGGCGACCTTGGTAAAACAAACTTCAACACTTTGACAAGTTTGATTTTTGCTTAATAGCAAATCTTGTAAATTACAACAAGGGGTAGGGCTAAAACCCTGCCCCTTTTTATTACGACTTATATGGCTTTCAACTGTTCTATTTTATTAAGCGATATTGATATCAATTGTAACAAAAGAGTTACAGGTGGTATCAAGAAAGCTATCCTTTTATTTCAAAGTGACTTGACCATTACCTTTGACCCTCTTGATGAGACACAGGTAACTCAAGTAGACACACTAAACACCGTAACCTTTGAGCACAATCCAAAGGACGGCACTACAACCTTTACGGAAAATAAAAACACTTCTAATGGATTAGGGGTTGTTTCTACAAATATTACTATCCAGGCTCCTGCTGTAGACAATAAGGTAAACCAAATAGACCTTATGAGCCGCAGAGAAGACCTCTGCTGCATTCTTTTGCACAACAATGATACTGTGACTATCTCGGGATGGATGGATGGCTTAACGATGAACTATGAGGCTAATAGTGGCACAGGAGTGTCAGACAAGTCTCACGTCAATATCACACTAACCACCGAAAGCGGTATTGCTTCTTTGGTACTTGACGATAAAACACCTTTCTCTGACCAAACTATTTTTGATTAATAGATGGGTTACCTCATAAATAGCGGAACAGGATATATGAAAGATGCCGTGCAAACGGTATCTTCAGTAAAGTCTTATCTATTAAACAAGACTGGATATCTTGTAGATAACATTAGGGTAGGATACCAAGACTTTGGTACACGAGTCCTGAACGACAACGCTACTATTGAGTCTTACGCTTGTGCTAATGATGCTATCTTGGCTTATCCTGAAGCAAACATCGGCAGACAATTGTTTGACCTATACGATGCAAGGGTAGAGGCCGCAAGCGGAGGTACTGAAGCAAGGGACTGTACAATTAACGAACTATATAATTTAAATCAATAAGATAATGTCTTACGAAAACATAACTAAAGACGGCAACTTTTACCAAAGCGCAATGGGAGACTACGGTTTCCGTGTTGTGGCTGCTGCTGGTTCTACTTCTGATTCTTGCCGTGCTATCCAAGCATTGGAGGATAGTGTGGTAACTACTACTACGTCAGCAGGAGATGCACTTACTTCAGTAACTCTTACAGAGGGTACTATTGTATTTGGAAAGTTTGACAGCGTAGCTGTGGCAAGTGGAAAAGTAATCGCTTACAAAGCATCCTAATGGGTTTATTTAACAGCATATCGCTTATTGCAAGGAAGGCTGTTGGTAGACTCCTTGCTATTGTCAAGGAATTCATTAGTCGTGCAGAATTAGACGGTGCTATAGTAGAATCCCCGAAGTGTGTGAACAAGGCTATTAAGGCGATGGGAGATGCTGATATGGGCCGTGTATTGTTTGATGCTTATAATACCAGAGTAGTAACGGCAAGCGGTTCTACAGAGGCTCGTACTTGCACTATTAACGAATTAAACGAATTATTATAATGAGCAAATTATTTGACGATGCTTCATTAGCTATGATACCATCTGCCTATAAGGATGGGAAGTTGTATAGCATACGCCCTACTGATGGTAGTGGTGATTTTACATTTAGTAGGGGTTCAAATCTTGCTGCTACAAGGGTAGATGTTAATGGTCTTATTGAGAAGGGTAGAGAGAATCATCTCTTGCAAAGCAATAACTTTACCACTACTTGGACAACTGCAGCAGCAGGTACATCTCCAACACTAACAAGCGGTCAGTCAGGATACAATGGTAGTAACGATGCTTGGTTATTAGATAAATCTGCCGTAGCCTTTTCACGAGTAGAACAAAGTGTTTCTCTTTCGGGTGTTTGGACATTTAGCGTTTATGCAAAAGCAGGGACTTTGGACATTATGCGTTTAAGAGATAGCAGTAATGCTAATGCAGCAGAGTTCAATTTAACAAGCGGAACTGCTAATCCATATGGCTCAATAGCACAAAGCATCACATCAGTAGGAAGCGGTTGGTACAGATGTTCAGCAACATTTAGTGGTTCTACTACTCAAGTGAGCATTTACTTACAATGGAGTCAAGCAGATGCAGGAAACATCTACATCCAAGACGCTCAACTTGAAGCAGGATTAGTTGCTACTGACTACATTGAAACAGGAGCGAGTACGGCACAAGCGGGAATCTTGGAGGATATGCCTCGCCTTGACTATTCAGGTGGTGCATCGTGTCCTGCTCTTTTACTTGAGCCTCAACGGACAAACTTGGTAGCACATAGTGAATACTATGGCTCAAGCGAATGGTCCAAGAGGACAAGTGATTCAACGGCAGTTCCTGTTGTAACAAATAATTATGCGGTCAGTCCCGAAGGTGTCAAGAACGCATCAAGAGTGGTAGTTACCAAACCAAGTACTGATAATGATTTTGCGGTTATAACCGACTTCGGTGGTGTAACCAAATCAGCAGGGGATAAATTCGCATCATCAGTATATCTTAAAGCAACTGATGCTTCTCAAGTTGGTAAAATTGTAGATATATACTCTTATGAAAGCGGTGGGGGGTATTGGACAATAAAGAGTCACACCTTAACTGATGATTGGGTAAGAGTTGATGCAGTTAGTACTGCCAACACAAGTACAGGAAATGTTGAATTGTTAAATATAGGGAAGGCAAGAGCAAGTGCAGGTGGTACAACTTTAGCGAATATGGCTACTGACTTTTTGGTTTACGGAGCGCAGTTTGAAGAAGGCTCCTACCCAACATCCTATATACCCACATACGGAAGTAGTGTTACGAGGTCGGTTGATAATCCTGCTTCAGTTGTTGATTCATCTTTAATTGGGCAGACAAGTGGTACTATTTTCGTAGAAGCAACTATTGACAATCTTTCATTAGCAAATGCTTGTTGGGTAGCCGTAAATGATGGTTCAACTACTACTAACAGAGTCTTGATGTATGCAAGTGCCTCTAATAGATATCGTGCTTTAGTGCGTTTTGGAGGAAACACTTTAATGGATATTGGCGGTGCTGATATTAACGCAGGAGAAAGATTTAAAGCCTGTTTGACTTATGGCGATGGGGTAATCAATTTTTATGTTAATGGAGTGTTGAATGCTACAGCAAGTGGAGACACAACAACTACAAGCCCTTTAAGTCATATTTTCTTGGATGAAAGTTCTCAAAACAACTGCAAGATTAGTCAATTTGCAGTATTCCCAACGGCACTAACTGATAGCGAATGTATCGCATTAACAACTTTGTAAGATATGAGCATTTACGATAAAGCGAGTCTTGTACTCATTCCTTCGGGAACAAAAACATCAAAGGTCTATTCGCAGAAGCCTACTAACGGAGATGGGGATTTTACCTTTTCTCGTTCAACTGCTGCTACGAGAGTTAATGCAAGTGGGAGTATAGAGAAGGAGACTCAAAATTTTGCACTACAATCAAATTCATTTAGCACATCACCTTGGTCTTTACAAGCCTCTGCAAGTTTGACAAGTGGACAGGCAGGATATGATGGAACTAATAATGCTTGGCTTTTAAGTAAGGCGGCTGATTATTCAAGGTTAGAGCAAAACATTGTTTTAAGCGGTGTTTGGACTTTTAGTTGTTATGCCAAAGCAGGGACTCTTGATTGGGTAAGTTTTGAAAATTCTGGAATTGCAGGTGATACAACATTCTTCAATTTGAATAGCGGTACTTTAGGTACTTTGGGAAGTGGATGTATTGACTCATCTATTGAAGATGTAGGAAGTGGTTGGTATCGTTGTTCGGTCACAATTAGCGGAACAAGTGCGATAATGAGAATACAGCCATCTGTTTCTAATGGTGTTGCTAATGGCTCTAATGGTAACATCTACATCCAAGATGCCCAATTAGAGCAGGGACTTGTAGCAAGAGACTACATAGAAACAACTACTACTGCTATCTATGGAGGTATTACGGATAATGTACCAAGACTTGACTATCAAGGGTCGTGTCCTGCTTTGTTGTTAGAGCCTCAAAGAACGAACATAGTGCCTATTAGCGAAGGAGTGCCTGAAAGCACTAATGAAGTTGTACTAACGGAGAATTATGGAACATCTCCAGAGGGAGTTACAAACTCCTTGAAGGTGCAGAAAAATGGTGTTACTTCTAATGATAGAATCTACCCTATAGGTAACTACAATGCGGTACTTGTTAGTGGTCAAGAATATTCTATATCAGCATTTGTTAAGAATATAGATGTAACAGGAGTTACAACTATCGCTTGTAGACTTGGAAGCGGTGGTACATTAATGAGACTTGGATATGAATGGAGTGGTAGTTCATTGACCAAAGTTACTGACTATGCAGCAGGAACAAGAACAAATGAAATTCTTGAGGATTACGGAAATGGTTGGTGGCGTATTGGATTTTCATTTGAAGCCGATAATACTCAAGGTGCTTTTGAATTGGATATTGACCGAGCAAATGCAGCTCATACCACGAGTATTGAAACTTGGGGTTGGCAACTTGAATCAGCAACAGGCGATGCATCATACGCAACAAGTTACATCCCTACCTATGGGAGTGCGGTAACGAGGAATCAAGATTTAGCATCTTTTACTCACGATGTAGCCACAACTTCTTGGAGTGTGTTTATGGATGTCAAGAATTGGACTGATGTACTTAACTCGGGTCAGTTTGCTTTTAGTAATGTTGCTGATACTACCAATTCTTTATTCTACTATAGCACTTGTTTTGGTATTCAAAAATCAGTTGGACAACAATATGCTTGTGGTAGATTATCCGATTATGAAGTATATGATGGAAAGTTTGCGGTGACATATGATGGCGTAAACACCATTAAGATTTATGTTGATGGTGTATTAAGAGATACTATCACTACTGCTGATGCTGCAAAAACCGCAGGAATTGATGGTGGAAATCTATATTACGCAGGAAGTGCTTCAAGTAAAGAAATTAAATCACTTTTAGTATTCCCAACTGCATTAACTGACCAAGAGGCGATTGACCTAACAACTATATAATATGAAAAC